CGGCATACGAGATTCGCCTTAGTCTCGTGGGCTCGGAGATGTGTATAAGAGACAGCCTGTTTCCTGCGCCACCGCGTTCGTCGCGGGTCTCGTAGCAGCCTCTTCAGCGAGGAAGCCGTTAAAGAAAGCCAGCACCCGAGGGGCGTCATTCCGCTCGTACGCGGCTTTCAGTAGTTCATGTCTAATAGCACCACTGTAGAGGTCTGGCAACTCCAGCCATGCTAGGAACTCTTCGTTCCGGTTGATTTCACGCCATTCAGGCACTTTATCGTCCAAATCGGAGAGCATCCGCGCCCGCGCGGACTGCGAGACGTAGCCGTTCACGCCCTGAAGTTTAGCCTCCAGCTCGGCGATTTTGGTCTCGTACTGTTTGACGATGGGGAGCAACTCCTCCTTCGCCTTCTTACCGACGACGGACAGGAACTCCGCTCCGTAGTCGCTCTCTTCCTCGGGGGTAATAAGGCGCTCGGCTTTAGTCTCTGTCGCCGAAGACGCGGCGGGACGCTGCATTTCGAGGGTGGCGACGATGCTCTGGAGCGAAGCGATTTGTTCGCTCAAGTCCTTGATTTGCTTCTGAGAACGGTCAAAGCGACCCTTCATGGAGTTGTAGCGGTGCTCCCAACTCTGGTCGTCTTCGGGCTTTGCAGGCTCGGGAGCGGAGTTAGCATTTTTGCTAACCTCGTTGGCCGGGGTCTCGAATGTTTCGACGGGCGCGGTTTCGGTGGTTTCAGCACTCGCCGTTTCCTGCTCCTGCGTCTGGTCCCCATCCTGCTCCTCGTTCTGAGGGTTATATGCTGCATGGTACGCGGCTTCCGCCTCGGCGGCTGCGGCACGGATGGCGGCAGGCACCTTCACGGACTCGTCAATGTTTGCAAAGCTCTTAGCCATTACTTTCTTCTCCTACGCTCGATCTGGTCGGCGTCCTTAACGCAGTCCGTCAGCAAACGAAGGAGCGCAGCGCAAGCTTGCGCGCGGCCTTGGTTCACCGGGAGCACGTCCAACGGCGACGAGACGCAGTTTTGGATTTGTTGCTGGGTATATTGCTCAAATGCCCCCAAGAACTCTTTCCAGCTCTCGGGGGCATATCTTGCGAGTTGAGCGGCTCGGATGGTCAGATCGCTCATCGACCACCGAAAAGCCGGGCCAGCTTGAAGTTCATCACTCCAGAGGCGTCGGCGGGGGTCTTCTTGGCGTAGTTGTTCATCGAACGGTAGATGGGGTCACCGCCCGTGATCTGCGCCATGGCAAAGCGGCTCGGAAGGATTTCCTCCTTCGGCCCTTTGCCCTTCGGCAGTTTCACTTTACTCGGGTTCATGCAGCCTCCTTACGCCGGTTTGGCGGGCTTGGAGCCAGTCTTCGGAGCCATCTTGGCGGAGCCGCCCTTGGCGAACATGCCGCTGCCACGACCCATCTGCGCAGACTGACCCGGAACCTGCGTGCCGGTCTTCATCTGCGGAGCCATCTTGTTCGGGCCACCCTTCACGAAGGTGACGTTCTTCGACGATTTCTCTTTACCCATTGCCATGACCACTCTCCTTGCTTCGCCGCTCAGTACTTAGGTTTCGCGGTCGAACTCTTGGGGAACAACTTCTTCAGGTCGTTAGGCAACCCGCCGAGGTTCTGTCCCTTACCACGCAACTGCTGGATTTTAGGCATGGCGACAGTGCCGCCCTTCACAGCAGGAATACGCGGCTTCTTCATCGAGATTTTGGGGACTTTAATCATTGCCCACCTGCAATGTTGGTGCGCGGACCCATGTCTCCGGTGACGTTGCCGCCCTGCGGAGCCTGCTGGCCCTGCGCCATAGCAGCCGCCTGCGCCATCGCCTGCATCTGCTGTTGCTGCTTATCCAACTCGTCTTCGCTGGGCACGATCTGCTGACCATCGAGACCCAACGTGTCGGATACCGAACGGAGGAGCGCAGCGCGTCCCTTGACGCCGACGATTTGCGCGTCGATGGGGTTGGCAGTGATCTGGAGGAACTCCAACTGACGGGAGCGCTGCGTCTCTTTCTGCAAGGCGACAGTGACGCCAAGCACGCGCACCGTCTCCTGCCCCGTCAACATGCCACTCGGATCGGTCAGCATGACCATATCGAGAAGCTGACGGAGCGCCGGGTCGAGCACATCGCGGTCGATGTTAGCTGCGACCGTCTGCAAAATCTTCGAGGCGTTGCCCATGAGCATCGCAAGGCCGGACGCCGTGCGCCCCGCGCCCGAACCAGCGCCACCGCCCGACAGATACTTCGGAATGGCGGACACTTCGTCGGCGATGTCTGAGAACTTTTGGTAGACGCCCAGCAGTTCCTGCGCGTTGCTGTTGGGCTGGAAGAAGTCGATGGGCTTGCCGCTGCCGCCGCCCATCGGGTCGGACGTGACGTGCCAACGCTTCCACGGGAACAACTCTTCGCCATCTTCATCAGGCGACAGGCGGTCGTCGTTGACCACGACCTGCGGACCAGATGAGATGGAGAGGTTATTGACGAGCGCGCGCAGCGAGGCGTTACACACGTCCTCAATGTCACGCAGAATGTCAGGGAGCCCATTGCCCACAGGCGTTCCCGGCACCTTCTCGAAGCTCGTAACGAAGTAGGGATGACGCTTGCGCGGGCTCGGCGACATCTGCACTTTGATGATGTAGCGACCGATGAGCCACGCCTGCACGAAGTAATCGCGCATCGGGTCCGGTATCTGCTCTTCATCCATCCCGTACTCAAGCAACATGCGGCCCTGCACGTTGCCATGAAACTCAAGGCAGGTGATGAGGCCCGACTGGTTCCACTGCGGGTTCTCGCGACTCTCGTTGTCCGCGCGCTCCGCGTCAGTCGTGTCGATGTCATCGGCCAGACCGCCGCGACCGTACTCATCGAGCACAGCGCGAATGGCTTCAGTGTTGTAGCCCGGCAGATCAAGCAAGTCGTTGAGGTCCGCGCGGGTGAGGCGCGTGCGCTCGATGACCTGCGCGTCCTCGATGTCAGACACGCCCGGCGTCCACCACAGATCGAACGGCGAGACGCGCGTCCACGTCAAACGCGGCTTCTGCTCAACGACCGGCTGGCCGTTCTGCCACGTCACCGTCGGCACGATGCGCACCACCGGACCCTTGATAACGGCGAATGGGAAGAGCGGGATGTCGACGAGGAACTCAGCGAACGCTTTGTAGAAGTTCCCCTCGACCAAAATCTCGTCGATGCGGTCTTCAGCGTTCTTGGCCTGCTTGGCCGCGCGCTTGCGCGCAACAGCTTTGGCAGAGTCCATCAACTGCGACACGCGATCACGTATCATCATGGGATCAGCGGGCAGCCCCATCGCTTGCATCTGCTGCGCTTCGGACGCTGCAAGCTCTTGGATGGACTGCACGATCTGCGGAGGCACATCGGGATCGGGCGTCGGGTCGAGACCCCACGGGCGATCCGGCGACAGATACACGTCACGCAAGAGCGAAGACGCACCACGGCACTTCATCGCAACGATGCGCGCGTAAACTTCAGACCCACCGAAGCGGCGGATTTCCGCGAGGCGCTGAGCATCGTACTGACCGTTAAACACTCGAAGCGCGTTAAGAAGGCGGTTCGACCACCCCGACATTTCGGTGTTTCGATGGTTCTGCATCATGCGGAACTGCGTCCTGATATAAGACGCCAAGTTCGTCATGATGGGTTCGTTAGCCTGCCGCGCGGCGGCGGCTTCCTCGTCAGCAGCTCGCTCAGCAGCCGAAAGCTGTGCGTTGGTGACGACGCGCAGTACGCCCTGCTGCGGAAGAGAATTAGCCATAGGTCCGCCTTTATGTCTTAGGCTCGACGATCTAGCATTAAATACAATATATTGGTACAGATTGGCAACTCGACCCCCATAAGGAGCCCACATGGCGAAGAGACTGCCTGTGAACACAGAGTTCGAAGAGGTCCGGCTTCTCAAGCTCGCCCGCGAAATCGCGATGGACATCGCCCCCCTCCCCCAGATTTTAAGCTCAAATGGTTTTACCGAGGCTGAGTGGGAGCTGGTCCAAAAGAACTCCCGCTTTCGCAAGTACCTCACCTCCGCCTCCGAGGAGTGGAACTCGGCGCTCAATACTCACGAGCGTGTACGGGTGAAGGCGGCAGCGATGATCGAGGAGTGGCTGCCAGAGTTGTATAGTCGGATGCACGACAAGGCGGAGTCCCTGAACCATAAGATCGAGGCAGGCAAACTTGCCCGCGACCTCGCCGGTTTCACCAGCAAAAACATAGGCGTAGAGAACGCTGGCGAGCGCGTCAGCATCTCCATCAACCTCGGTGCCGACGCTCAGTTAAAGTTCGAAAAGCAGGTCATCATCGAGGGGGAGGCGACCAGTGCCTAACATTAACTTCACCGCCCCGCCGACCTGCGCTGCGTTCATGAAGAGCCAAGCCTTTTTTCGGCTCATCGCTGGCCCGGTAGGTTCGGGCAAGACCACCGCCTGTCTCTTCGAACTGTTCCGTCGCGCATGTGAGCAAGCTCCAGCCCAAGACGGCTACCGCTACACCCGCTTCGCCATACTGCGTCAGACCCTGTCCCAGCTTAAAATGACGGTCCTTAAGGACGTCACGACATGGCTGGAAGGGATTGCGACGTTCAAGGTCTCTGAGAATACGATCCACGTCCAAGTAGGAGACGTGCGGTCCGAATGGATACTCATCCCCCTCGAAGACGTCGAAGACCAGCGCCGCCTGCTGTCGTCCCAGCTTACTGGTGCGTGGCTGTCGGAGTGCATCGAGATCGACGTGGGACTGGTGCCCGCTATCGCGGGCCGCTGCGGACGCTACCCCTCCAAGGCTCAGGGCGGACCCACTTGGTTCGGCATCATCGCGGACACCAACATGCCGACTATCGGCAGCAACTGGTGGAAGCTGATGGACCAAGACGTGCCGCCGGACTGGCAGGTCTTCATCCAACCGGGAGGGCTCGAAGCCGATGCTGAAAATATCGACAACCTCCCCGGAGGTCGTGAGTACTATGAGAGGCTGGCTCGTTCGAATGGTGATGACTGGGTCAAACGCTACGTACATGCTCAGTATGGAGCTGACCCCTCCGGCAGCGCCGTATTTAAGGAAAGTTTCAAACACGGCTTCCACGTCGCGGATGAGGTCACGCCGGTCAACGGCTACCCACTTATCATCGGCCAAGACTTCGGGCGCAACCCCTGCTCCATCATCACTCAAATGGACCATCGCGGTAGGCTACTGGTACTCGAAGAGGTGCTCGCCGACGATATTGGACTGGAACTCCACATACAGCGCAACCTCCGCCCCCGTCTCAGTCAAGAGCGTTACTTGGGGCGGGCTATCGTGGTCGTGGGTGACCCGGCAGGGAGACAGAGATCGACGAGCTACGAGGAGACCTCGTTTGACCTCCTCAAGCGAGAGGGTTTTATGTGTTACCCGGCTCCGACCAACAGTATCGACGCGCGACTGCGAGCCGTAGAGGCTTTCTTGCTGGCGCAGCGCGACGGCGGTCCCGCGATGATCTTCGACAAGCAGCGCTGCCCCCAGACGATCATGGGCATGGGCGGCGGGTACCGCTTCGCCAAGACCCGCACGGGGCAGTTGCGTCCGGTGCCTGACAAGAACGAGTTTTCCCACATTGCTGACGCGCTGCAATACGCCGCGTGCGCTGCAAACAACGGGATGCAAGGCATGATCTCGGCCCGCATCCATGGCCGTCGTCGGGAGCCCAAGCAAAAGGTTTCTTCGCTGGCGTGGACTTAATCACGTAATCTGGCTGTGTGTTTCACGCCACGCGCTTGTTACCTTGCGTGGTAACTACGACTAATTAATTCCAACGCGAATATCAGACCGTCCAAACGTCTGATGCTCAACCCCTCTCCGGGCTCGGTACCTCGGAGGGGGGTTTTTTATTACGTGGAGCCATGTCCGTAAGGACGTGGGCTTGGCTGTAAGGTTTTTAGGGTTCTAGGTTTTTATGGACTCCGTCAAATACTGGGGGGTGGGGGTGGGGGTGTCCGCTTGGGACGAAATGCAATGCTGGGCATTGGCGGTTGCCGCTTGGCTGATCGTTAGCAACAACGAAACATCAAAGCATGAAACGCTGATCGTTGGCCGCGATTTTTATTTTTTAAGGGTTCAATGATTGGGCGAATTTGGGCCGAAGGACCAAATTCGTGAAAAAATTTTTTACCTCGGTGGTAACGATGCCCCTTCCCTAGGGTGTAGATCGGGAGTTGATAAGATGCTGGAACGATGGGAAGTCGAGCGCGCCGAGGAATGGCGCAAGCGGGCGAAGGCGACGGCGCGGCGGGCGCGCTGGCGCGGTGAAGACGGCGCGCTGCGCGACGCGGTGAACGCCAAGCTGGCGGCGCGCCACCGGGCGGCGGACGCTGTAACCAAGCCAATCAAGCTGAGCATCCGTCAAGGGGAGCTGTTCTGATGGACCTGTTTGGGAACGTGACCGCCTGCGCAACGGCGAAACGTGAGAACGCCATAGCATCGCGCGCCCTACCGCGCGCCAAGGATAGCAAGCGCGACCCTGCGCCGCGCTGGATGGAACCCGGCCCCATGGTGGACAAGGAATTGCGCGCGCTCTTTACCGCTCCGGCGGGCGAAACTGAGCCGCAACGGCTCGCGCGGCTCAAGCTCATCGCGCGCGAAAAAGCCCGGTTCAAGGCGAACGCGAAACGCGGCGCGGGCGAGCTGCATCGCCGCAAAGCGGGCGCGCTGGGGATGAAAACGGGCTGGGATGAAATGGTCAACGCGAAATACCTTGAAGGGTAACACCATGGAACAGATCATTGCGACGCTTGAAGCATGGGAACAGGGCTGCATATGCGAAATAACGGCGATGCGGTCAATTCTAGCCTCGGAAGCATCCGAACACGAAAAGCTGACCGCGCTCTATCGGCTGGGTGCGCTAGTAGAGATATGGCATAGCAAAAGACGTTGAATGGTTTAAGGGGCCGCAAGGCCCCTTATTTTTTCGAGCGGGTGCGCATTCGCCGCGCCCCCGTTCAGCCCTACCGGCACGGCACGCTTACTCTTTATTCTTATTCTTATTCTTAAATATATATAAAAGGGATTTTTTTTTTTTTTTTTGAGGGGGTGGGAGTCTGGCCCGTCCAAAAATCTAAATATGTACCTTTGTATTCCTAAAAGAATTTAAGAATAAGAATAACGCATTGCCGCGCTCATGCGGCGTTAGTTACTTTTCAAAGTAACATGTTGAAATGGTTCAACATTCAAACTGGGAGAGTACACCATGGCTACCAACTATCGCACCGCCGACGACCTTAATTCTTTGCTCGACGATTGCGGCGTCGCAATCGCTGCGGGCAAAGACGCATGGCCTAAGGCTGGGCTCCTCGCCTGCGAGGGTGCCGCGCTCGGTCACTTCACCGCCGACGACGCCGACGCAATCTTTGCGCGCATCATTCGTGCGGCCAATCTCGCGGCCATCCACGAACGCTCCGAGGGCGGCCTTAAGGCGAACATATCCAAGCTGCGCCAGTTCCTACACGTTGGCGCTAAGTTCGGTACGGATACGCTTGAGCGCGCCGCTTACCTCTATGGTAAGCTCCACGCCTCCGGCGCTGACCTGAAATCCGCCTATCCCGCTTACGTGGACGTGTGCCGCGCTCAACTCAAGGCCGATGCGCTCCTCGACGACGACGCCATCGAACACGCCATGGGCAAGGGTGAAGCTAAGGCGTCGACCGCCGAAAGCAAAATCAAGCAGGCGCTCAAGGCAATCGAGGCCGCACAAAAGCTGCGCGCTGCGGAGGGTGAACGCGACCTGCCCGAACTCGGCGACGCCGCTTCGCTCCTCGCCCGCGCGCTCACCATGGTCGAGGATGAGCGCAAGCATCGCGAGTGGATGGCGTCCCGTCCTGTCGCCCGCATCGCCGCCTAACTTAAACGGGGCGGGCATTGCCCGCCCCATTACCATGGAGGTAATCATGTTTAAGGTCACGCGAGATACAGGCTTTCACATTACTTTCGACAATGGCTGGACCGTTAGCGTGCAATGGGGTTACGGCAACGACTGCGAAAATAAATACGCCGACTGGGATGACATAAAGGACCATAAATCCAGCTCCGATGCCGAGGTCTGGGCATGGCCCGCAGACAGAGTCTCCGTGCCGGAGGAATATAAAGAGCCGCGCGGCTATCAATCGCCCGCAGACGTCGCCGCCTATATCGCAGCCGTCGCAGCAATACCACGGGGGTAACCATGCGTGACTTCATCGAAGGCGTGTTCGCCATCGCAATCTTGTGGGGCACCGCCCTGCTGTTCTGGATCAGCACGCCATGAGGCGTGCTTTTTTTTTTTATGTAGCGGGTGCGCATACGCCGCGCCCCCGTCCAGCCGTACCGCACATCAAACCCTCTAACCATCAGAGGTAACAATGGAACCGCAGACGCTATGCTTCACGAGCTTTGAGGGCATCATTCACGCCCATATCGACGAGGACTACATCACGTTTGAGCTTAGACGAGACGGCAGTAACGAGACTGTTAGCGTCACTGTCCCCGCGTTCAAGTTCGCGTGGGTTGTCGATGCGTTCAACAATCGCACCACCAAACCATAGGAGCATAACATGATCGTAGCAGATACCGCCGACTTCACTGTTACCTCATGGGGTAATGGTTGGGCCTACGCCATCACGAACAAGGCCCGCAAGACTGAGCTGTTCGTGCAGGATGACGACGCGACCAGTTTCCGCACATGCTGGGAGGCGTACGAGCTGGCCTACCCCAACATGGACACGAACGCCATCCTTGCCCTGATCTATGCCGACCATGAGCCCGCGTTCGCGCCTATTGGCTGGGCCTACGCGTAACCAAGGGAGGTAACCATGGCGAAAGAAGAAGGCCCGCACTGGGACGCCATCAGGCAGGTCTATGTGTTTCGTCCCGTCCTTGTCGATCCTGATACGGGCGCGGTCACTAATCCGAACGTGGTCATCTGCGCGCCGACGCGAGGACAGGTCTGGCGCGAACATGCAAACATGGTCGCCGCAGGGCAGGTGCAATGGCTACGCGACCACCAACCCGACCTAACCACAGGAGGTAACATGCTG